TTACCAGCAACCGCTCGTAGCCGCCAGCTCGAATAATGCGTAGGCGCTCGCGGATCATGCCCTGGTACTCGGCCTCGCGCTCGATCAGGATTGCCTGCATACCCTGGTAGTAGGCGGCTTCGGCGGTGGTGCCCGTCCCGGCAAAACAATCCAAGACGGTTCCGCCCGGCGGTGTCACCAGCTTGATTAGGTAGGCGATGAGGTCGACCGGTTTGATTGTTGGATGCTTGAGCGCCAGTCGATCGTCAATGTCAGCTTTTGCGGAGTAATAGAATCGGGCGGCGGAACCGCTATCAGCGTAGAGATTGCCTTGCGTGGGCTGAAAGCTAGTTGCGCCGTCGCGCGCGACGCTTTCGCTTGGATAGTTTCCAGCCGAGCCCGCGTCAGGAAACGCCGCCACCACCTCGGCGCTGCCGTCGTGGATCAGATTGGCGGGCCAGCGGCCGAAGACTTCGTCGGCGCGTTCTTCCATGTAGCGCTCGGGCGACGAGCGATTGATGATCTGATGGTCGCTGTACGTGCCTGGACTGGTCGGGGCCGTCCCTCTCCGGCGCGCCTCTGCCCGGCGCGCGATCGTCGGGTTATCGCCCTCGATGCGGCAGACGCGGATGTTGATCGCCCCAGTTCCGTGCTTGAGCACGTTCTTGGCGACGGTCTTCTCGCTCAGCGGCTTGCGCGCCAAGCAAATGATTTCCACTGCGGGCTTCAACGCTGTGCCCCAGCCCGCCCACTGCTCCCCCTCCGGGGTCGACGGCGTATCCTTGATGATGCGCCCGCCGCGTTGGTCGTTGGTGACGCTAACGACAATACCATGATTCTGGGTGCGGGCGCGTACCCGCCCCGGCCCGGGCCGCGCATCGTTGGCGCGCTTGCGTTGGGTGCTACCGCTACCGCCGTGCAGCAGGGTGGCGTCGATGCCCTTGCTGACGTCGTGGCTCTTGGGGAAACCCGAGCCATAGGCCCAGATGATGCTGTCGCGGACCTCAAAGCCCGCGTCCTCGATGGCACAGACCAGGCGGTGATAGGTGCGGGTGCCGCCGAACGCCAGCAGGTGGGCGCCAGGCTTGAGCACGCGGTAGACTTCGGCCCACAGTTCAGGCCGAAAGGCGATATCGCCGCCATCCCACTGCTTGCCCATGAAGCCCCTGGCCAGCCGCTTATATTGCGGCGCCCGGCGGGTTACCCGCCCGTGGTCCGGTTCGTGCATATTGGACGGCGCTTCGTTGCCGAAGCGCTCAACAATGCTGGTTAAATGATACGGGGGATCGGTGACGCAGCTATCGATGCTGGCGTCGGCCAGCGCGCGCAGCGCCGCGCGGCAGTCGCCGTTATAGAGTTGCACCCGCCCGCGCAGGAACCGTTCCGGGGTCATGCGTATCTGGTCCAGAAATCCGGTTTGATTCGCGCCGACATCCTACAACCGTCCTAATCGTTTGGGCAAACCAACCCGCGGAAAAACCGATTCCGGGGGTAGCCTGTGGGATCAAGCGTAAACCTACGCATCAGTCATACTTGCGCTCGGTGGGGAGGAACTTGCGCTCGATCGCATACCAGTGTTCGGTCGCCAGCGCCCGCAGCTCCCGGCGCCACGCCGCGCGCTGCTCGTCGCTGGGGTTCTTGGCCAGCGCCGGAACCGCGACCCCAACCTTGGTCAACCAATCGGTTAACGACTTGTCATCGTCGACGCCGTAGCCGAACAGGATCGGGAACTCGGCGTCGCGGTAGGCCAGGCTGATCTTGTTCTTGTCGACTTTGGCCTTGATGTTGATGGCGACGGTGCGGGTGACCTTGTCGATGGCGCGGTCGGTCTTGCTGGTCTGCGCCAGCACCAGGATCTGCGAGGCGTAGAAGTCCATGGCATGGCCGCCGTTGCGGGTCCACTTGCGGCCGAAGGTGACGCCGATGTTGTCGCGGATCTGGCTCACCACCAGCAGGGTGATGTCGCGCGCCGCCATGCCGGTGGTGTAGCAGCGAAACAGCTTCGACATCGCCTTGGCTTTTTCGGTCGCGAATGAGGCCTCGTCGAAGCCGCGCTTTAACTCGGCGCGGGTGCGCACGGCGTCGAGGCTGTCGACGATGATCAGTTCCGGGGTCTTGGAGTGCTGGATGCGGTACTCCAACTCCTCAGCCAGGTCCTCGACCGTTTCCGCGGGCTGGTTGGGGTCGCCGAAATCGACCCGCTCGACCGGCATGCCCAAGGCGGCGGCGTAATCCTTATCGAACGCCGCCTCGAACTCGCGGTAGCGGATCTTACCCTTCGGCACGGTGCGGGCGAAGTTGGCGCAGGCCTCGATCATCAACAAGGTTTTGCCGGTGCTCTTATCGCCGATGATATTGCCGACCCGCTGGCGGGCCCAGCCACCGCCGAGCGCCAGGTCCAGCAGGGTCGACCCGGTGGGAATGAACTCGCCCGACTTGGGGGCGGCGAAGTACAGCCCGCCCGCTGCGGAGGACGCGGGCGCGTCCTCCTGCCGTCGCCGTGTCGGCATCCGTTAGTCCCGGTTGTAGCGCGAGCTGCTGGGGCGCCGATCCGCCGCCCGCGCCTGCGGCGGCTGCACTGGGCGCCCGTCGTCGCCATTGCCGGTGGTGCGGCGGCGGGGGGTAGGCTCCGGCTCCGGCTCACGCCGCCGCCGCAGCGGCGGGTCAACCGGCGCGACCTGGACGTCCGCCGCCTCGTCCTCCTCGTCGATGTCGCGGTCGCGGCGCTGCTCCTTGGTCTCCTCGTCGTCCTGCTCCTCCTCGTCCTCGTCGCCATTGGGCAGCGGCGCCTCGTCGTCGTCATCCTCCTCGCCATTGGGCGCGGCGGCCCGACGCCAGGACGGCGTCTCCTCCTCGCTGGCGCCGACGCGGGCGCGCCGACGCGGTGCCTCCTCGACTGGCTCCGGCCCCTCCAGGTCCTCGTCGGGCTCGGCGACGGTGCCGCCCATCACCTGTTCCAGGTAGGCCGCGGTCTTGTACACCAGCAGGCTATCGAGCGGGTGGGCGACCAGGAATTCCAGGGTGCGCTGCTGCTTCTTCGGGTCGGTGAAAATCGGACACGGCTGCTGGTCGAACTTGAAGCCGTCGTAATCGGCATGCATGCCCGAGCCGGATTTGACAAACACCATATCGAAGCCGTTGTCGGGGTCGGCCGGTTCGATGATGTCGCCGCGGCTCGACTTGGTCTGCAGCAGGATCGAGCGGTGGAGCTTATCCCATATGTTCCAGACCTGCGGCTCCTCGCTGTTGAGCCCGCGCCGCTCCAGGATGTAGAGGTAATAGCGCAGTTTGGCGGCGATCTTCTTGGCCGCCTCGGGGTCGCGCTGCTTGATCGCCCGCTCCTCCTCGCAGATCGGGCAGCGCTTCTGCTGCATGAGCTGCAGGCACAGGTAGTTGCTGTTGTGGACGCCGACGAAGCGGTGCTCCCACACCGGCGTCATCGCCCAATGCTCGTGGTCGTGCCACGGCAGGATGCGGACCACATGCTCGCCGTTCTTGGGGAAGAAGAACCGCGCCCCCTCGATGGTCGAGTCGAACCGCGACTGCTGCCGCGACAGCAGGTCGTTGACGCTGGCCGCGGTGCTGCGCACATACTTGAAGGTCGGCCGCCCCGGCGGCTGTTGGTCTCTCGGCATGTCATCCTCCTGGTTGGTTAATAGCGCCGCCGCGGCCGCGGCTCTGGCGGGTTGTCGATGGCGCGGTAATCGGTCTCGCGTTCGGCGTCGCGCCGGGCATAGGCGGCGCGCTCCAGCCGGGTCTCGCCGTAGTGCTCGGACAGGTGGAGCTTGATTAGTTGCTCCAAGGCATCGTTACGCTGCGCAAACGCATCGCGCAAGGCCCACCAGCGCCCGACCTGCTCCTCAGCTTGCAGTAGCTCCTCGGTGGCGTCGATCATGTTGGGATGTAGCAGCACCCGGTCGGCGCAAATCTTCTCGGTCAGTTTGCGCCCGTCGCCGTCGACCCAGCCGCGCCGCACCTCCTCGGAGATGCGGGCGTCGGTTTCCTTGACCTGCTTCTTGGCGGCGTCGCGGCGGGAAATCGCCAAGGTCAGGTGCTTGCTGACCTGATAGAACCGGTCGTGCTGGGCGCCGCGCTCGGCCTCCAGCGCCCGCTGATCGATCGGCAGGTACCGCTCCAGGGCGGCGATACTGTCGACTCGCGCCGACTGATTCGGGGGCGGCGGGCTGTGCGGGCGCTCAGACACGTGCGGTCTCCCTTATCAGGCACTAAACAATGAGGCGCCGATCGAGCGCACCAGATGCGGGACGGCGTCGGCCTGCGCATAGCCGTAGACGAACGGCTCCATCTGCTGTAGCAGCGCCGCCGCCTTGGCCGGCTCCGACTTGCGAATCGCGGCGGTGAAATAATGGCAGATGCGAATCCGCAGGCTCTCCGGGTCCTCGCCCGCCGCCAGCAACTTGTCGACCAATTGCATCGCGGTGGTCCAGGCGGTTTCGCGGTTCACCTGGCCCGCCAGGGTGCGGCACAATTGCAGCCCGAGGTCGCTGTCCTGCAGGGTGTGCAGCAGGTGCGCCGCCTGCTGGCGATCCTTGGCGCTGCGGCAGGCGTCGAGGTTGACCAGGGCCTGGCGCGCCGAGCCGTTGGCCTCGGCGACAATAAGCTGGATGATGGTCGGCTCCAGGGCGATATTGGCGCCGGTCGCCACCGCCTCGACCAGTTGGCTCAGGGTGGCGCGCGACAGCGCCTTGAGCTTGAGGTGCAGGGTGCGGGTCTGCACCGTCTCCGGCAGCTTGCCGGGGTTGGTGGTGCACAGCAGCCAGTGCACCCCGGGCGGCGGCTCCTCCACCGCCTTGAGCGAGCTATCCCAGGCCTGGGCGCTGATGCGGTGGCACTCGTCGATGATGATGGCGTGGCCGCGGTGCTCGAACGGCACGTACTGCACGCTACTGACGATCTCGCGCATCTTGTCGACGCCGGTATAGGTGGCGCCGTCGATCTCGGTGAGTTGGCATTCCAACTTGTTGGCGACGATGCGGGCGAGGGTAGTCTTGCCGACCCCGGACGGGCCGCTGAACAGGAACGCCTGGGTCGAGCGCTGCTTGAGCGCCGCCTGCAACGCCGCGATCACCGCCGCCTGGCCGAACACGTGCTTGAACAGCTTGGGGCGCCATTCGTTGTAGAGGGCGGTCATACGCGGCGTCTCCCCCACGACGGCGGTCGTGGTCGCTGCAGCGCTTCCAGACCCCATGCCCGCAGCACGGTATTGACAGCTTTGAGTGGCGGCCGCCACTGCGCGACCAGCGCGCTGTCCGACACGGGCGACGTCCAATCGTTAAAAAACCAATCCTGCGTTACCCAAGGCACCCACTCGCTATGATTAGCGATCCGTGCCGCGGCGCCGGGTGAACGTTCCCAAATTGCAATGTAGTTCCGATTGAACAGGACTTCGCGCCCATCGGCGCAGGTCCAGATTCCATACGGGCACCAAAAGCGGAATTGATGCCATTTGGTGTTCATCGGCTGTGACTGCCATTCCTTTAGGAGGGGCGGCCATTGCTTGAGGGCGATCATTCAGCCCGTCCGCTTATAGCTGGCGCCGCCGTTCCAACGGTCGCTTTCGTATTCCCCGCACGGTTCCATCTTATCCCAGGTCTGGCCCACTGACATTTCCACCACGATCGGCACCTTGTGCGCCCAATCCAACGAACAATTCAACATCGCCCCTATAACATATTCGGCGTATTCGTCCAGCTTGTTGTCGGGCCAGACAAAGGTGAGGTCGTCGTGGATCTCCATGTTGGGGGCAAAGTGCGGTTGGCCGGTTTCCGCCAACCGGATCATCGCGTCGAACACGATCATCGCCTCGTCCGATTGAATCGGGGTGTTGATGATTTCGGCATAGGCGACCGGGGCGTAGCGGCGAAACCCGGTCAGCCCGGTGACGTAGCCGTTGTTGGCGTAGAACGCATGCAGCCCGTCCTGCCATTTTGCCACCCCGGGGAAGGCGGCGTCGAACTCCTCCGCCAGCTTGTAACCGATCTGTTCGGGAATGCCCAGCACCTCGGCCACCTTCTTGCCGCCGGCGCCGAAAAAGCTGGCGAAGACGAAGCCCTTGGCGCGCTGGCGGTAGTCCTTGAGCAGCGCCTTATCGGCGCGCACCTGCGGCAGGCCCGGCCGCGCCCACTGCGGATACAGCTCGAAAATGCGCTCGCGCCAGTCGGCGTGGATGTCGTGGCGGGTCCACATCGAATCGATCAGCGCCCGGTCGTCGGATTCCTGGGCGACGTTGCGGGCCTGGATCTGGCCGAAGTCAAAGGCGACGATGCGGTGGCCGGGCGGCGCCGCCACCTGTCCGCGCACCTCCTTACCGGGGCCGTGCTTGGGGAAGTTCTGGCTGTTGGGGTCCTCGCTCGATGACCGCCAGGTGCGCACCCGGTTGACCAGCAGGGTCGGGTGCAGCAGCCCGTCGGCCATCAGCGCGCAGTTGTCGGCGCCCGGCAGCAACGGCAGGATATAGGTCGACAGCACCTTGGCGGCGCCGCGCCATTGCAGCAGCGCCTTGGCCAGCGGGTGGTCGATCTTCTCCAGGTCCTCGGCCTCGACCTTGGTGAGGTCATGGCCCAGCCGCTGCAGCACCGCCAGCACGTCCTTGTTGGCGGAGGGGCGGAACGTCGGTGCGGTGGTGTTGTAGGCCTGGACCTCCGGCAGCGCCTGGATGGTGGCCTCAACGGCGTGTAGCCGCCCGGTGTAGTCGCGGTGCAGCGCCCGGGTGGTGGCGAGGTTGATCGGGATGCCGTTGAGTTGGGTGGCGACTACGGCGGCGATGCGGCGGTTGTGATGGTCCCAGACGTCGTCGAGGCCGGCCTGGTTGATAAGCTGAGATTGTTGTCGGTATAAATGGCGGTGATAGCGGGCATCGCAGCCGTTATAGGGCAGCAGCCGGTTGAGGTCGACCTGCGCCAGTTTACTGCGGTCGAGGTTGGACAGCGCCTTGATGTCGAGGCCGAAGTGCTGCAGCGCCAGGAACTCCAGGCTCAGGGTGCCCTGGCGGGCGTCGAGCAGATAGGCCTGACCCTGGGCGTCGGCCCAGCGCGACCACAGCACCGCGCGGCCGAGCCAGTACGCCAACCACTCCATCTCGAACGAAGTGAACTGCACCTTGAGGCAGGGGGCGTTGACCAGCCAGTCGTGCAGCATGGTCTCGATGGTGTCGTTTTCGCGCCGGGTCCACGGCGTCTGGGCGTGGTCGATGGCGAAGGTGTAAGTACCGCTGGCGCCGGACAGGGCGATGCTGAGGATGCGGGCGCCGGGTTGGTAGGGGCGGGTGCCGACGGTCTCTAGGTCGATGCCGACCTCGGGGTCGCGCGCCAGCGCCTGCAGCGCCGCGTCGACCGCCGGCACGGTGTCGAGCACGCGGATGTCATTGAGCGCCATGGCGCGGGTGTGCGGCAGCGGCTCCGGCAGCCCGGCCTCGATCGCGGCAAAGGCGTTGCGCAGGTTGAAGTCGAATAGGAACCGCGCCTCCTCGAACCGCTTGCGCAGCACCGGATCGCCGTGGTTGGCGTCGGTCTCCAGCCGCGCCACGTAGCTCGGGTGAAACATCGGGAAGTACCAGCAGGCGTGGCTACCGACCTGCACCGGGATGCGGCGGCCGACCCATTGCGAAATGGTCTTACGCTTGATCACCCAATGCAGCGCGGTGCCGCCAAACCCGAACAGCGCCACTGGCTGGGTTGATTCGATATCGGCCTGCACGCTCGGGCGGCAGCACTCGATGGCTTTGTCGTTCGGGGTGACGTTGTCCTTGGGGCGGGTGCGCACCACATTCGACCAGCGCAGGTCGCGCTCCCAATCCGGCGGCAGGTAGCGGCGCAGAAACTGCCCGGCCTTGCCGACGAACGGCCGTCCGTGCGCGTCCTCGTCGGCGCCGGGGGCCTCGCCCAGCATATAGATCACCGGCTGCTTGGTGCCGTACGGCGGCATGTGCGGGGTGGTCGGGCGGAAATCGGCCTGACAGGCGAGCGGGCAGGCGCTGCATTGCGCCCGGTGGTACGATTCGGCGGGATAGCCTTCGATCAAGGCCCGCTTAGTCGCGCCCTCATCCTCTGGGAAAAAACTGATCCCAAAGCCCATCCGCCCTCCGCGCGCCGCTCACAGCATGGCGGCCACAAGATACACGTTCTCGCCGCTGGAGAGCAAGACGACGTCGTCGCGGATCAACAGATTCTCGTAGCGCGCAAACCCCTTCGCCACCCGCTCCATAACTGCCCCGCACTTGGCGTCGGGGTGGGCCTTGTACCACAGCACGTCGGACGATTGCCCGCGGGTCATGTTCGCCGACCGCAATTTCAGCTTGCCAGCGTTGACGCTGATGTCGGTGCGCTCGTCGGTCTTGCCGTCGGTCATCAGCGCCGCCAGCTCGAACGCCACCCGCATGCGGGCGCGCTCGTTGCTGGTTGGCGTCGGGATGCCGGCCGGGAATTGCTGCGGTAGGAACCGCTGCAGCACCTTGGCATAGTCGAGCGGCTGCTCGACCGCCAGCAGCCGCCCGAACAGCAGGGTGTCGTCGGCGGCGAACAGGGCGTGGTCGGCCTCCAGGGTGAGCTGGGTCTGCTGCGCGTCCTTGAGCTTGAGCATCTGCTCGCAGAACTCCAGCGGCAGGGTGCAACGGGCCTTGAACTCGGGGTGCCCGGGTAGCCGCGCGTGCGAGATGGTGCCGCCGTCGGTGGCATAGAGCAGTAGCCGTTCGTCCGTCGGCACAAAGGTGATGCCCAGCCGCTCGCGCACCGTGGCATAGGGCGACACCGACTGCAGGCAGTTGTCGATGGCGGCGAAGAACGCGGCGTCGGGCCGGTAGCCGCTGCGCGTTAGCTTCGGCATCTTGAACAATTGCTCGAAGGTGGCGCGCGGCAGCACCGGGTGGCTGGCGGCGGTCTTGTGGCCGACCGCGCGGATGTCCAGTTGCTGGTCGCCGCGCAGCTCGATCTGCTCGGCGTGGGTCAAGGTCGCCACCACCTTGTGCAGCAGCGCCCCCTGCACCGCGCCGCTGAAGTCGGTGACCAGCGGCACGGCGATGCCGATGCAGTCGTTATAGGCGACCAACTTGTC